TAAGCCTATAGGCTTTATTCTTGTATGTATTTTTCATTTAATTAAATTTAAAGTTTATAAAAAAAAGGGGGGCGTTAGCAGGGCTTTTGCATGCGTGGCAATACCCCCCTTAGTGTCAACTATTATTCTTGAAATAAGAAGAAGTTGTTAGCACCCATGGTACAAACAGCTCTTTCTGACAAGAAGTTAACTTGCATGTTATCTATATCTGTTGTAGCAGCGCCACCAGCAGATCCAGTTATCCAAGTTTTGTAACGTCTGTCTTCAGTTTCTGAAGCTCTATAACGTACATGTAGGAAAGGTCTCTTAGCATTTTTACCAAGAATTTGGTCATAAACACTAGTTGATCCAGCAGGAACTAATAGACCGTTGATACGACCTGAACCAGCTCCAGTTGGAAGACCACCTCTCATTGTAGGATCGTTTAGATATTTCCAATCAGTTTTGTAGAAGTCATAACCTCTTCTAAATCCTGAGAATCCTAGATTAAGAGCCATCTCTTCATCATTATCAAATAGACCGTAAGAAGTACCGCCTGCTCCATAAGCATTTTGAGCAGCTAGCATATCATCAATATCAAATGCAAATTGTCTGTCGACAAATAATACATTCTCTTCGATAGCACCTTGCTTGTCTAATCTACTGATAATAGAATCAAAGTCTGATAATGTAGTTGGGTTTCCACCATCCCAAATGTTTCCTCTTTGAGAAACTGAATAGAAGATACCGTCTGAACCAGCGCCTGGATTTGCAGCAGCACCTGAGCTACCTAAAGAGGCAGCAGCACCAGAGTTAGTCTCTGCGGGCACAGCTTCAATCATTGCTGTTTCTAAATAATCATCAAATCTTAATCTTGTTTCATGCTCAGATTTTAGATACCATAGATATCCAGTTGCTCCATCTTCAGTTGTGATTTCAACCCAACCGATTTGTGCCATATCAGAACCAGATACTGTGTAAGTATCTTTGATAATGATAGGTTTGTTTTCAAAGATGAAGTCATTAGATTCTAGTGAACCAACCATTCCGGCTGTCCCTTTTCTAAATTCTGAACCATATATAAATACTGTCATGTCAGCGTTACCAACTCCTGATCCAGCAGTTACTAAACCACCAGCTTCGTAGAAAGCAACATCGAATTGACCTCTACCACCCGCTGCATTGTTAACGGCAGTTACTACAGCCTTGTTAAGACCTGAGCCATCATTTTGTACGGCAACGATAGTTTGACCAACTCTCACCACTTGCTCTGCTGCGGTAGGGTCTAATGTATCATTTACTTGGAATGTTGCAGTATCAGCATTTAATAGTGCAGCTGTTCCGACAGATGTATATTTAGTATGTAATCTACCTTGCTCAGCCCATTTGATAAGGTCAGAGTTGGTAGGCATCTCAGCTCCAACCATTCTTAGGAAGGATGAGATAGTTCTATTTCCATAACGCTCGAACTCTTTTTCATAAGTATCAGGTAGATACTGATTCAAAAAGTCGAAATTAGTTATGTAGTTTTCGGTTGATGGAGTTCTTTCAGAACTCGGAGTCAACGCGAAAGTAGGTACGGATTTAACTTGTCCTGGCATAATTTCAATTTTTTAATTTAACTTTTTTTAATACTCTTTATTCTTAATCCT